GATTTACGCATGATGGGTTATCGCAAATATGAGCCACCATCTTTCCATCTGGGATTGCTCCAAAATGTTGCTCGTAAGAAAGTCTATGCGCTCTACGCATACGATTGTCTTTTGAAATTAACCCGTAACCTTTTTCACTTTTGTTGCCTAGCCACTCCCAACATTCAAATATTCCATGCACCATTACTCTCGACCAAAATCGCATATCAAACTCTCTGCGATACTTTTCTCTAACTGCAAGGCCTTGCGGCCTAGTTGTAGTTAAGTTCATTTTCTGCCTCGTCATTTAAGTATTGCTTCATAGTTTCAAATACCAGAGCTACGATGGCATCAACCATCTCCTCTGCTTCATCTTCATGTGGGATATTTAACGCATTGAGTACGGCTACTACTGCTCTGTTATGCGCTTCACCAAGAGCTTCAAAGCTCACTTCTTGTTCTTTTAAAATTTCTGAGTTCACTTGGAAGTTCTTTCTTTAATAGTTAATGTTGATTGACGAATTACATAAGCCTCTTTTGCTGGGACAACCTTTTCTGGCTGGGCTTTAAAACTTCTCATGCCCCACTTGATTAAGTAATCTCCAGCAATGGCCATGCCGTTGTCTTGCATCTGCTCTTTGATCTGCACTTCTAAAATTTCGTTCTGGGCTTGAAGGTCTGCGATCTGAGACTTGTTCTCCAATATTTGCTTGGCCCAGACTTCGACTGTATGACCCAAAGGAATTGGCTCTAATTCCTCTGCCGCTTTAGGCCAGATGCGATCTGCATCTTTTGGATCTTGTGGCGGGTAATAATCCACGCCACCAGTCTCTTTCCAGAAATCGAGCTTTTGCTGAAAGACAGTACAAACTCGGTCAATCTCGTCTAAGGTGTCCTCATGTGGTGCAAATAAGAAAATGCGTAGCTCTGTGCCGCCGTACAAAGTTGCTACGCAACCCCATTTAGCTTTGACAATATCCATCTGCGCTTGCAACTGAACAGGGCCACGCCAAAGCGGAGGGCTATCGTCAGGTCTATTGGAGGTGAGCTTGGCCTCGATCACGCCCATGCCTTCTAAAACAATGCTGTCTTGTCCGACAACATAGATGCCTTTAGTTGGATCGGATGTGACTACTTGGCCTGTACCAACTGCTGTGCCGTCTAGTGAGCAACACAGGGGCAAGGCATCGTGAAACTTTGCCTCTGGGTGCTCTGTTACTAGATCGTGCACTTCAAGCCTTCTGGCCGTCTCTGCAAGGATCATGGCCTCCATTGCATTGCCCCAACGCATTGCTTCATTCTCAATGTCTGGGCGTGGCTCACCCTTCATTGCATTGATCGAGAATAAAAGCTCATCGTTCGGGGTCTGATACTTGGATAAACCCATGACTGCTGGCAACCGAGAGGCTGAAAGCATGGTGTCTGGAGTGACTTTAGAGACCATTAGCGAGCCTCCTTCAGTACAGACATACCCAAGTGAGTAATCTCCCAGACCACAGCGTTACGCCCGCTATTAGTCTTGCGGCGCTCTCCTGAGTCAAGGATGAGGCCATGCTTGGCTAAAGTCACACGGGCGGGGCGATAGCTATTGCCGTCTATCTCAAGCCCATATTGCCCCTCCTCGTCAGTCATGCCTCCAACTGTGGAGATTTTTTCCAGAATCCGCATCATTCGTGCTGAAAAATTAGGCGCTACTGCCTTGGCAGACTCACGGCTAGTATCAGAATTGTGCTGGTGCGGAGGGTAAACAGCGGTGAAATCAAGGGCGCATTGCATCATTTCGCACCCCCGATCAGGTCACGCAAGCCAAGTGAGCGATACATCTCCCACTTTTCCTGATGGCGCTTGTCCTCGGAAGGTGGCTCAAAGCCTAGTTTGCGGAGCGTGTCTGCAATATTGGTCTTTGCCGCCGGAATGTACTTGAAGTTCGGGTCTAGTAGTCCTCTCATTTAGACCCCCAGAGCCATGAATACTAGGGCTAATGAGCAAACTACTGCGACTGCGCCGATGACTCGATCTGCGCCTGATTCTTGAGCAGAGTAAAGTGAGTTTACGGAGAGGGAATGGCCATCAAAGTTGCTTCTAAAAACCAAACCATTTATAGGTTTTAATACCGATATACGGGTGTCATATTTACCCTGTACCATTGCCCCCAAGGGCAATTTACCCCCTACTGCCTTGCTACTACATCTAGTGTTTCTACCTCTGAAATACGCATTAATGATTATACGCAATGTATTTTTCATGTTATGTCCTTAAGTTATTGATTCTATTAACAACACCCAACTTCTAGCTACATCTGAACTGTACTGCATAACGCTATACAAAAACCAAACCCAATATTAGGGATTACCACTAAATACGGCTACCAATTCTTAGACTTGTCTGCCTTTTCCTTGATGCCTTTAGTTAATTCTGAGTGAGTATTCAACTTCAATTTGAATCTCGCTCCCTCCATTGCATTACGGGCTGAAACCACCCGAATAATGTCTGACTTCTTAGCTTCTACGATGCTCTCTAATTCCTTGCCTAAGTCTCTAAAAACACAGGCCGCCCAGCGAATATCCTCAATGCTCAAAACTGGTATATCCATCCGGCAATTCAGACCTCGGCCCATCCTGTTTAGATACTTCGCCGCATCTTGCCTTTTAAGGTCTTTGACACCATAAAAAGGCTTCTCTTTTTCGTAGTTGTAGTTGTTCTCGGTCATTCTGGGCCATCCTTTGCTTGTATTTGTTCATCTGCGGCTTTCTCGATAAAGTCTGCAATCTTGCGTTGCTTTCTGCGGCTGTCCCATCCGATCTTCCAATTACTATAAATGGCAACTCCGGGTATCAAGGCAATCCCTATGAGGAAAAGCACTACCAAAACAATATTTTGCGTGGACATTATTTAATCCTTTTCATTAAGTTCGATACTTGTGACGGAAACCAATCTGTATTACCTCTTGGCGTGAGCACACCCTTTGCAGACAAGGCATCTGCAATATCTCTAAGGGTCTTAGCCCCAGTTTTCCGGATGATGTCTTGGACTACTGGGCCGACTTTCTCAGCGTAGTTATCAGCATTGGCCTTGATTGACCTTACACCGACCTTAGAGCCTATATCTGGAGTTGGTGAACCCAACTTCACACCTTTGCGCTTGAGGCTGTCTAAAGCGGCCTTAGTGCGCTCTCCAATGCGGCGGCCCTCGTACTCGGCAAAGACTGACATCATCTGTAGGAATGTGCGATCCGCTTCCGGCATATCAGCGCAGATAAATTTGACATTTGAATTTAGTAATTCAGAAATGAATTGCACATCACGGGCCAGACGATCTAGCTTGGCCACCACTAAAGTTGCTTTCTGTTTACGGCAAAGCTCTAATGCGGAGGCCATCATTGGGCGATTCTTGAGCTTCTTACGAGCGCCGGATTCTACCTCTGTGAACTCACCGATCAATGACCATTTGCCACCATTCAGAAACACTCTGACGGCTTCTTGCTGGGCTTCTAAGCCAAGTCCTGATTGACCTTGGCGGTCTGTACTTACTCGGTAGTAAGCAACGAATTTACCACTATGTAAAGCCATATCAACTCCTCTATCTGGGCGGTTGGCGAGCAATAAATTTGCTCTATGAGTGGGACTCTATACTCTATTTTTGATGTTGTCAAACATTCAAACGGGGTATTTGAGTTATCGCTTACCCTGACAACAATTTACTTTCCTCTGTATATCGCTATGATTCATAGCCATAACTACCGATTGGATTCTGTAAATGGAAACAAAACCCACAATGATTCGCCTCCGACCCGACACACGGGCCTTGCTAGAAAAGGCGGCAAGCGATCAGCGCCGGAGCATGGCATCTCTAGTAGATGAGTCCATCAAGGAGCACTTAGCGCCCCGCTATGCGCCTGTAAGTGACCGAATTACTCGCTTTTTAGGTAGCTGATTGATGAATTACTTATCAGTCTGCTCTGGAATTGAAGCGGCAACAGTTGCTTGGCATCCACTTGGATGGAAGCCATTGGCTTTTTCTGAAATTGAACCTTTCCCATCTGCTGTGCTGGCTCATCACTATCCGAGCGTACCGAATGTGGGAGACATGACTAAATACAAGGAGTGGAATCTTGACGGAACAATTAACCTTTTGGTCGGTGGAACACCTTGCCAATCATTTTCCGTTGCCGGATTACGCAAAGGAATTGCAGACCCAAGAGGCAATCTCGCACTCACCTATGTTGCAATTCTTGAC